ATGACCTACACCCGCACCCCTACCCTCGCCGCGCCCGTCTCGCTGGCCGACGCCAAGGACCATCTGCGCGTCATGCACGACGACGAGGACATGCTGATCCAACGTCTGGTGATGGCCGCAGCCCGAGAGATCGAGGCATACTGCGAGATCGCCCTGACCCGGCAGACCATCGCGGCATGGGCCGAGGTCGAGGACGCAACCGCCTTTCACCTGCCGGTCGGCCCGCTCGCACCCGACAGCGTGGTGACTGTCAACGGCTTCGAGGCGCTGGGGGCGCTGGAGGGCGGACGCTGGCCCCGGATCGCCCTGCCGACGCCCTACACAGGCGCGCTGCACGTCACCTATGACGCGGGCTTCGGTGACACCTCGGCCGCTGTCCCCGACGACCTGCAACTGGCCGTGCTGGAGCAAGCCGCCTTCGCCTATGACCACAGGGGCGACGTGGAGGCCAAGCCCGGCCTGACCCCAGCCGCCGCCCGCATAGCGGCCCGCTATCGCCGGGTGCGCGCATGACGACGCCTAAGCGCCCGCGCAAGGCTGGTCCCAATCCGGAGACTTCTGCGGTATCAAGATACCGCCGTCCACCTGTTCCGCTCTCTCTCACGGGGTCGAAACTGGCCGAGGACGCGATCCGGTTTCTGCAAGGGCTGAAAATCCCGGAGGGGAAACTGGCCGGGCAGCCGCTCAAGCTGGCCGAGTTCCAGCGCAAGTTCGTGCGCGGGGCGCTGGCCGAGGGCGTCATGGTCGGCGTCCTGTCGATCGGGCGCGGGAACGCAAAAACCGCTGTGTCGGCGGGGCTGGCGCTGGGGCACTTGGTCGGGGCGTGGGATGACCAGCCCAAGCGCGAGATCATCATGGCGGCCCGGAACCGGGACCAAGCGAAGGTCGCCTTCGGCTTCCTGGTCGGCTTCATCGAGGGACTGGACGAGGACCAGCGCGAACAGTTCGTCATCCGCCGCGGGTCAAAGCTGGAGGTCGAGTTCGAGGGCAACGGCGGCGGGCTGGCGCGCTGCATCGCGGCGGACGGCAAGTCGATCCTGGGCGGTGCGCCGACGCTGGCGATCATGGACGAGCGGGCCGCGTGGGAACGCGAAAAGGGCGACAACCTGGAGAACGCGATCCTGTCGGGCCTCGGGAAGCGGGACGGGCGGGCGCTCATCATCTCGACCAGCGCGGCCGACGACGCCAACACCTTCAGCCGCTGGTTGGATGAGCCGCCGCCTGGGACCTATGTGCAGGAACATCGGCCCGCCTTCGGCCTGCCCGCCGACGATCTGCCGTCGCTGCTGGAGGCAAACCCCGGCGCGGTCGAGGGCATCGGGTCAACGCCGGAATGGCTGGTGGCGCAGGCCAAGCGGGCGATTGCGCGGGGCGGGTCGGCCCTATCGAGCTTCCGCAACCTCAACCGCAACGAGCGGGTCAGCACCGAGGACCGCAGCCTGCTGGTCACGGTGGACGAGTGGCTGGCATCCGAGGTCGATCCCGACGCCCTGCCGCCGCGTGAGGGGCCGTGGATCCTGGGCGTGGACCTTGGCGGCAGCCGCAGCATGAGCGCAGCGGCGTTCTACTGGCCGCAGACGGGGCGTCTTGAGGCTCTGGGCACCTTCCCCGGCACCCCCGGCCTTGCGGATCGTGGGGCCGCTGATGGCGTGTCCGACCGGTATGTGCAGATGAACGAGCGGGGCGAGCTGTCGGTGATGGGCGAGGCGACCGTCCCGCCCGGCCCGTGGCTGGCCGAGGTGGTGCGGCGGATCGAGGGAGTCACCCCGGCCTGCATCGTTGGCGACCGCTTCCGCCATGCAGAGTTCACCGAGGCAATGGACAAGGCCGGGGTGGGCCGCGTCCCGTTCATCTATCGCGGCTTCGGCTGGAAGGACGGCAGCGAGGATATCGAGCGGTTCCGCCGGGCGCTGTTTGACGGCGAGATCAAGGGCGCGCCGTCGCTGCTGCTGCGGTCCGCCATGTCCGACGCGATCGTGCTGAACGACCCGGCTGGCAACGCCAAGCTGGCGAAGGCGCGCAGCCTGGGCCGCATCGACGCGGCGGCGGCAACGGTGCTGGCCGTGGCGCAGGGACAGCGGATGCTGGCGCAGCCCGAGCGAAAAGCGAGGGTCGCATGGGCCTGATCCGCCACAGCAAGCACATCACTCGCGGCCCGCGCTGGAAATCGCTGCGGATGGCGGTGCTGGAGCGTGACGGCTTCAAGTGCCGGTTCTGCGGCAAGAACCGGGGCCGCCTTGAGATCGACCACATCGAGCCGGTCAGGAAACGCCCTGATCTGGCCTACGACCCCGCGAATTGTCAGGCGCTCTGCCCGTCCTGCCATGCCGGGAAAACCCATGCCGAGGTGGGCCGCAAGCCCCCCGCATATGACCGCCACGGATGGCGGAAGGCTGTCAACCAACTGATGGCCGACAATCAACCTGTCGAGCAAAGAGGTAAATCATGCTGGACTCTGTAAAGATCGCGCGCCGCCAGTCGGAAATCCGGCAGCAGCTTGCAACCCTGGTCGGGAAGGACACCCCGAACGACGAGGAAACCCGTTCGATGGAGGCGCTTGACGCCGAGTATCGGACCAACGAAACCCGCTATCGCGCGGCCCTGACCGCCGAGGACACCGAGCGGCGTGAGGCCGGGGCCGATCTGGAGACCCGCTCGGGCCGCGAGTGGTCGGACCTGGTGGCCGGCTTCGAGCTGCGCCAAGTGGTCGCCGCGATCGAGGAAGGCCGGAGCCTGTCGGGCAAGACGGCCGATGTGGTCGAGGAAATGCGCTCGCACGGCGGCTATCGGGGCATCCCCGTGCCGCTGGGGGCGCTGGAACAGCGCGAGCTGGTGGCGGGCACCACGACCAGCGCGGACGTGCCGAAACCCGTCACGATCCGGCCGCTGATCGACCGCATCTTCCCCGCTTCGGTGGCGTCCCGGCTGGGCGGCGAGGTCATCAACATCACGTCCGGCGCGGTGGCGATCCCGGTTGCCACGGCGGGCGCGATTGCGGGATGGGCACCGACCGAGGGTGCGGACGTTCCCGGCCCGCAGCCGTTCGACTTCGCGGAGCGGATGCTGGAGCCAGACCATACCCTGGGCGTTCACATGCGGATCACCCGCAAGGCTCTCAAGCAGGCCGGCGACGGGCTGGAGGCTGCGATCCGGCGCGACATGAACGCGGCGGTGCAGACCGAGCTGGACCGGGCGATTCTGATGGGCAGCGGGACGAACGGGCAGCCGCTCGGCATCATCACCGGAGCCAGCACCTACGGCATTGCCAGCACGCCCGCCGGGGCGGCGAGCTGGGCGGGGTTCCGCACCGCGTCGGTGGCCTTCATGAACGGCAACCTGGTCAAGTCGCCGGGGGACATCCGGGTGGCCTTCGATCCGGCCATCTGGGCGGACCTGGACGATGACCTGATCGCCGGCACGGCGGTGAGCCAATGGGACCGGCTCACCAAGCACATCCCGGCTTCGCAGATCGCGCTGGCGCCCACCCTGCCGGATGGCACGGCGGTTATGACGACCAACACCGGCGGCGTCGCCCCGTTCTATGTCGGCATCTGGGGCGGGCTGGACGTGATTTCTGATCGTTTCAGCGATGCCCAATCCGGCACCCTGCGCCTGACCGCGCTGATGACGGCGGACGTGACGGTGGCGCGCGGGTCGCAGATTGCCATCCTGACGGGGCTGGCCGGCTGATGCTGTGGGGGGCGTTCAACGGCAGCCTTGAGCTGCGGTCGGAGGGCGGGGCAACCCGCCTGACGGCCCGTTTCCCCTATGACCGGGAGACGGAGATCGCGCCGGGGCGGTTCGAGCGGATCGCCCCCCGCGCCTTCGCTGGCCGGATCGACGGCGGCGACGAAATCCACCTGTTGGCCGGTCACAGCTATGACCGGCCGCTGGCGAGCCGGTCGGCGGGCAACCTGACCATCACCGACGCCGACGACGCGGTGACGATCGAGGCGACCATCGACGGGGGCACGTCCTGGGCACGGGACTTCCTGGCAGCGAACGCGGCCGGGCTGATCCGGGGGCTGTCGCCGGGCTTCCGCGTCCCGCGTGGGGGCGAGCGGATCGAACAGCGCAGCGGCGGCATCCTGCGGACCATCACCGGGGCGGACCTGTTCGAGGTCAGCGTCGTGACCCGCCCGGCCTATCCCGAGGCGCAGGTCGAGGCCCGCAACTGGTCGCCCGTCTGTGAACACACCGCGCGAGCTGTCAACGCGCTGAACCGTTGGAGGCTGTGATGGGCATCATGGATTTGTTCCGGCGGGGAGTCCCCAAATCTGGGGAGAGCGAAACCCGCGCCGTGGCGATGGGCTACACCGCCGATCTGGTCGCGGCCCGCGCCGAATGGCTGTCGGGTCGATCCTGCACGGCCGAGCTGACGGCCACGGTGCAGAGCTGCGTGTCGCTGTGGGAAAGCGGCTTCACCCTGGCGGACGTGACCGGGACCGACTTGCTGGACCGGCGGTCGCTGGCGATGCTGGCGCGGTCGCTGGCGCTGCGTGGCGAGGCGGTGTTCCTGATCCGGGACAGGCTGTTGCCCGTCACCGACTGGGACATGAAAACCCGCGACGGCGAGCCTACCGCCTACCGGGTCAGCGTGTCCGAGGTCGGCGGGGGCCGGTCGCAGACGGTGCTGGCGGCCGAGGTGCTGCACGTCCGCATCGGCAGCTCGCCCGTGACGCCCTGGGCGGGCACCTCGCCCCTGCACCGGGCCAGCCTGTCGGCCGAGCTTCTGCAACAGGTCGAAGGCGCATTGCGCGACGTGTGGCGGGATGCACCTATCGGGTCGCAGATCATCCCGCTGCCCGATTCGTCCAGCGAGGACATGGCGGCGCTGCGGCGGTCATTCCGTGGTGCGCGCGGGCAGTCGCTGGTGGTCGAGGGCGTGGCGCAGGCGACGGCGGCGGGGATGAACCCGCAGCTTGAGAAGAAGGTCGAGGGGCTGACCCCGGACCTGCAACGGGCGATGCCAGCGGAGACGCTGGAGGCGGCCCGTGGCGCGATCCTGATGGCCTACGGAGTGTTGCCCGCCCTGGTGAACCCGGCGACCACGGGGCCGCTGGTGCGCGAGGCGCAGCGGCATCTGGCGCAGCTCGTGCTGCAACCGATCGCCCTGTTGGTCGCGGACGAGGCGACCGCCAAGCTAGGCCAGACGGTGAAGCTGGACGTGGTGCGGCCCATGCAAGCCTTCGACCACGGCGGCAAGGCGCGGGCGTTCGGGGCGATGCTGCAAGCCTATGCGACCGCGAAGGAGGCGGGTCTGGACGGCGCAAGCCTGCAAGACGCCATGACCTTCATCGACTGGCAGGAATGACGAGACAGGGCCGAGGTGCGCCCTGCGGATTGAGAGGCCCGCGAAGCACCTGGGACAAGACGGTGAGTGCCCGGCTTCGACATGGCCGAAAACCCCGTCATGGCGCGGCCTCTTCCTCCTACGGGGGCGCGGCGCAGGCTGGCACGTCCGAAGCGGGGCCAGCACACACCCGGCGGAGAGGCCGGGATTGGCGCGTGTAAGCGCCGCCCGCGTCAGGGCAAAGGGCCGGTCGCAGCGGGATGTTGCGGCCGGCTTTTCTGTTAACTACGTCGAACCCCAACAACCCCGACCGGCGGCTTCGACGACTTCTCAATGATGGCGTGGTCGAACTGTTCAGCAAACTTTTTGTTGCCTTCAAACCACACGCAAAGCGCACCGCCGAACTGGGCATCGCCACTATATGTCATCAGCGGCCCTCCGGACTTGAGGCGCACAAGATCGCCGACTTTGAAATCATGCTCTGCCATTAGTCCCTCTCTAGTTTGTTCTTAGGGGGTAAGCGCATCGGTTCATCCAACCCGCGCGACCGTCGATTGGCCAACAGCTCTGCAAATTCACGCATGATTCGGTCCATTCGCACAAGCTCTTCATCGTCGAGCTGGATTTCTTCTGGCGGAAGGTCGATCGGCGGCGCGAACGTTTCCTCAAGTCGCGCCACAATCTCGGCGTTCATCGACCGCTTGTTTGCATCCGCAGCCGCCTTGATCCGTTCCCGCATGCCATCGGGCAGGCGAACGATGAACTTATCTTGGGACTGTGAGGGAGCAGCGTTCATACTGGCGACCTGCCACTATATTTTCTCTTGACGCAATGCTGGCAACCTGCCACATGTTAGAGCATGGCAAGTTGCCATAATGAGGCCGCTATGACCGACCGCAAACCGATGCAGCTTCGCCTGCCCGCTGACCTGAAAGCATGGATCGCGGCGCAGTCGGCGCTGAACCAGTCGAGCCAGAACAGCGAAGTGATCCGCGCCGTGCGCGAGCGGATGGACCGCGAAACCCAACCCCAGACCTGACGGAGACCCTGACAATGACGACGAATCAACGCGCCTGCGCCAACGGCCCCGGCTTGCCTGACGTCTTGGAGCGCCACCTATCAGACTGCCACGCGGGCGCTGTGCAAGCGGTAGCTGTGGCCGAGGCGGTCGAGATGCTGGTGAGCAATGGCCTAGCCAAAGAAAAGGCGACCGGCGAGCTGCTCGCCGTCTTGATCGGCATGATCGCCGTTCTCGAAAAAGCACTGGATGTGGTGAATCTGCCGAAAGGGGAAGCCGCGTGATGCCCAGCATGAAAGACGCGCTGTTCGAGGTGGAGGAAGCCTTGAACGACTTGGACAACCTTCTGTGTGCGCTGGCCGTGGTCGCGGAGCCGTTCTGCACGATGAGCGCCGACCGCCTGTCCGGCGATGAGACGGACGCTCGCAACGGGCTGATCGGACTGCGGGACGCGCTCAAATGGCAATGCCGGAAGCTTGGCGATGCTTACGAGGCGGCGTGGAGGGCGGCGGGCTGATTAATGGCCGAAACAATCTGTTGCGGCGGCAATCGTTCCGTGTTATTGTCGTTGCAACAGATGGAGAATGCCATGAATATCGAACCCACCATGTCCAGCACCTACGCCTGCGAAGTGGCGTTCGTGAACAAGCAGCGTTTCAATGAAGCGGTCGCCCGCGGCGACTATCCCTGCGCCCCGCCCGTCTATGGCCGCGCCCGTGTCTTTACCGCCCGCGACGTGTTCGGCCTGTGGCTGTATGGGCACCTGACCGACGAAGGCATCCCGCCGGCCAAGGCTGGCGAGCTGGCCTGCGAGCTGGTCAGCGTGATGCGCCATTATCCCGACCTGCAAGAGGTCTTGCTGGTCCGCGATGCTTTCCGCCGCCGCCATGTCTGCGCGCCGTCTGATCTGCAATCGCTGATCGAGTTCCGCTTGGGCAAGTCGGAGCCGATCGGCGTCGAGACCCTGGACCTGCGCCAGATGCACAAGAACATCGCCCACCAGTTCAAGAAGCTGGCAGCGACCTACGTCCACCCCGACGACGCCGAGGACTGATCCATGACCGCCCGCCCGAGCATTGCCAGCGAGACCGGGCCTGCGCTGCTGACCTTCGAGGAGGCGGCGGCGCAGCTGCACAGCGCGGTGACGGTTTCGTCCCTGCGCCGGGCGCGGGTCGCGGGGCAGCTTTGGGCCAAGAAGATAGGCAAGCGGTATTTCACGACCTGGCCGGCGATCATGGAGTTTCTGCAATGCCCCGACACCGAAAGCCTGCCCGCCTCTACTTCCGCAAGGACGAGCGGCAATGGGTTATCCGCGACGGCAACGCCCAACAGCGGACAGGCTTTGGCTTTGAACAGCGTGGAGAGGCTGAAACAGCTCTCGCGCACTACCTCGCGGCCCGAAAGCCGCCCGAGCGCCGAGGTCCGGCACTTCCGGGGGAACTGACGGTGGGGGAGGTGCTGGCCCGCTATGTTGACGACAAGTCGAGCGCGATCCGCTCTGTCGGGACGCTGGTCTATTCGGTGCAGGCCCTCGCGCCGTTCTGGGGCGACCTGACTTGTGATGCCGTCAAAGGCTCCACCTGCCGCCTCTATGCCAAGGAGCGGGCCAAGCCGCGCCCGGTGACGACCACGACCAGGACGGGCAAGGAGTTTACCCGGCTGCGGTCGGCCGGGCCTTCGACCGTCCGGCGCGATCTGGGTGTTCTGCAAGCCGCCCTGAACTATGCCCATGACGAAGGGCTGCTGATCCACCCTATTTCCGTCACCCTGCCCGAGGCAGGCCAGCCGCGTGACCATTGGCTGACGCGGGACGAGGTTGCCTGCCTGATCCGTCACGCGGAGCCGCACATTCGCCGGTTCATCATCATGTCGATCTACACCGGACGCCGGGCGTCGGCGGTGCTGGAGCTGATCTGGACGAGGGTCGATCTGGTCGGCGGCACGATTCGGTTCCGCGCCGATGGTCAATCCGAGACCAACAAGCGGCGCGGGCGGGTCCGCCTGCCTCGGCAGCTCAAGGGGCACATGCGCCGCTGGGCAGGCGGGCGCGGGACGCATGTCGTGATGTTCCGGGGCAAGGCCGTCGCCAGCGTCAAGACCGGCATCGCCAAGGCCGCAGCGCGGGCGGGGCTGGAAGGGGTCACGCCGCACGTTCTGAAACACACGGCTATCACCTGGGCGATCAAGGACGGGATGCAGGTCGAGGATGCGGCCGAATACTTCGACACCTCGGCCGAGACGATCCGCAAGCACTACTGGCACCACAGCCCGCACCATCAGGAGCGGGCGGTCGAAATCATCGAACGGAGGAAATAA